CAGTTAAAGGTGAAGTGTTCACACTTGTCAAGGGTTTTCAGACAGGTAAAAAAGGTAGTTATGTGACTGTTAAAAATGATGGTCAGTTCCCGGGTCGTAGTACTGAGATTAAAATCTTAGTAGATACAATTGATAATATTGAATTTTTGAATGGAGATAAAGTTATGGCTAATGCTGTAGTAGAGTTTAAGAAAGAAGCAGTTAAAGAAACAGAACAAGAAGCAATGGACCGTATTGCTACACGTTTTGAGGTCCTTGATGAAATGTCACGTGCTTGTATCAATGGTGATATACGTGCTATGATTGTTTCAGGCCCGCCCGGTGTCGGCAAATCTTATGGTGTTGAGACACAAATGGAGAAAGCAAGCATGTTTGACAAGCTTGCAGGCAAACGTGTGCGTTTTCAAATTGTTAAAGGTGCTATGACAGCATTGGGTTTGTATACTCAACTTTACAAGTATTCGGACACTAAGAATGTGTTAATTTTTGATGATTGCGATAGTGTTTTTACTGATGACTTGAGTTTGAACATTCTCAAGGCCGCACTTGATTCAGGTAAGACTCGTAGAATTTGCTGGAATAGTGATTCACGTTTGTTGCGTGAAGAAGGTATCCCAAATACTTTCAACTTCAATGGTAGTGCTATCTTTATCACTAACTTGAAATTCGGTAATCTCAAATCTAAGAAATTGCAGGATCACTTGGAAGCATTGCAGTCTCGTTGTCACTTTCTCGACTTGACAATTGATGGTGATCGTGATAAGATGTTGCGTATCAAGCAGGTACATCGTGATGCTGATGGTGGCTTGTTTAAGGATTATGATTTTAATGAAGAACAATCACAAACGGTGATTAACTTCATGTGGGACAATCATACTAAATTGCGTGAAGTGTCCTTGCGTATGTGTTTGAAGATTGCAGACTTAGTTAAGATCAGTCCCGGTAACTGGCAGAATCTTGCTAAGACAACTTGTATGAAAGCATAACCCCTGCAGTGTGCGTACCGGCAATGTCAATAAGTCCGGTTCGATAAATGTTTTTCGTTCCTTTCTTTAAGTACTTTTGAGAGACTTCGGTCTCTCCTTTTTTATTGATTTTTTGTTTTATTTGTTGTATAATTTCTGAATGATAGAATTGAATAATAAAGAACAACTTATATATTACATGGTTGCTAACTTAAGACTAAGTAGGTATGATATTCGGTTCCTTCAAAACCTTGAAAAAATTAGCTCGGTTAAAAAACGTATTACAAGTAATCAAGTAGAACTGGTTGATAAACTTATAGAAAAATATGAACGGCAGTTTGTAAAAAATCAAATGTTTATTAAGGAATTAGCAAAACTTCCTTGGAAAACACTTGTAGTAGAAACAACAGATGAATATACCTCTGCTCATATAGGTATACTAAATGATAATCTCATATTAAAAACACCCTATAACAAAGCATTTATTACCGCATTTAGGTCACTTAGTGAATCTAGTTTTGTTTGGGATAATACAAATAAATACTATATTGCTGATTTAAGTACATTTTCGTTAAAATTAGCAATTAACATGGTAACAAAGTTTTTTAATGATGTTAGATATAGCGACAATGTTAAAACATTATTAGACCAGTTAACTTATTACAAAGATGTAAAATATTGGACACCGACATTAGTATGCATAAACGGTAATTATATGATTGCTTGTACTAATAAAGCATTGGACGAATCTATTAAACACATAACTTTAAGTACTGAATTAAATACACTAGCTGAATTAGTAAGGTACGGTATAATGATTGATGACAGTATTATGCGGACCGATGAAGAACGATTTGCTGGATCATACAATCCCAAAGTAGAACTAAACAACATATGTGATATTGTTCCTTGGCTACAGAATATCAAATGTGATTATGTTTCAGTATCAGGAATAGGATTGTCAACTAATTTGAAGTTTAAAAATGACTTAAAGCAATCACTAGAAAAGGCAGGTATACAATATAATGATGCCGGACGTTTTGCTATACATAGCAATTTGAATAAGTTTAAATTTCCAGTAATTGTAAAATTTAAATTGATATCTGAAGAATATACTAATGCGGCAAAAATAGTTAATATAGTAAATAGTCAACCAATTAACTTGGAAAAGAATGAAACAATGTAAAATAATCGTCAAAGACGAAGTGAATGTAAAGATAGAGGGACTTGAACTAACAGAGCGCAAAGCACTGATGAAAATGTTTGAGTATGAAATACCCGGAGCACGTTATCTTCCTGCAGTAAGACTAGGAAGATGGAATGGTAAGGTAAGCTATTTTAGTTTAGCGGGCAGTACCTATATCAATCTACTGCCCGAAATACTTCCTTACCTAGACAATGCAGGATATGACATTGAACTAGATGATTTAAGAGATTACACTACAACCTTTACTTTTGACAAAGTGTCCGAGGGTACATTCAAAAATAAGAACTGGCCTAAAGGTCATCCCAAAGAAGGTGAGCCGGTAGTATTACGTGATTATCAAATTGAACTCGTTAATAACTTCTTAGAGAACCCGCAATCACTACAAGAAATTGCTACAGGTGCAGGTAAGACATTAATGACTGCGGCACTATCTAATAGTGTTGAGAAGTATGGTCGTAGTATTGTCATTGTTCCAAACAAGTCTCTAGTAACACAAACAGAAGCAGATTACATTAACTTAGGATTAGACGTTGGTGTATACTTTGGTGATCGTAAAGAGTTTGGTAAAACCCACACTATCTGCACTTGGCAAAGTCTTAACAATATGCTTAAGAAAACTAAAGCCGGTGAAGCGGAAGTAGAAATCGGAGACTTCATTGAGGGTGTTGTATGTGTAATGGTTGATGAAGTGCATATGGCAAAAGCTGATGCACTAAAAACATTGCTTACTGGTGTATTTGCTAAGGTGCCCATTCGTTGGGGATTAACAGGAACTATACCTAAAGCTAAGTTTGAGGCACAAAGCATCTATGTAAGTTTGGGTAACGTTATTGGTAAATTAAGTGCAAGTGAGTTGCAGGATCAGGGTGTATTAGCCCGATGTTATGTTAACATTATGCAATTACAAGATGGTAAAGAGTTTACTAACTATCAAAGTGAATTGAAACATTTATTAGAAGATAGTGAACGATTGGATAAGATAGCTAGTTTAATTAGTGGTATCAATGATACAGGTAATACATTGATTCTAGTAGATAGGGTTAATGCAGGAAAAGAGATTGTTAGCAGATTGCCAGGAAGTGTGTTTGTTAGTGGTGCTACTAATATGAATGAACGTAAGGAAGAATATGATGAAGTTGCAACCTCAAGTAATAAAATTATTGTGGCAACATATGGTGTGGCGGCTGTTGGTATCAATATACCCCGTATTTTTAATCTTGTTCTTATTGAACCAGGAAAAAGCTTTGTCCGAGTTATCCAATCGATTGGTCGTGGTATCCGAAAAGCTGAAGATAAGGACCATGTCCAAATCTACGATATAACAAGTTCATGTAAATTTGCCAAACGACACTTGACCCAACGTAAGGCATTTTACAAAGAAGCAAACTACCCGTTTGATGTAGAAAAGTTGACTTATAGATAAGAATGTGATAGAATAACAACATGCGTATATTAACACTTGAAAACGAATTTTATAATTTAGAGACATTGCCCGAAGAAATTGATGACCTTCGCTTTGCTATACTAGATAACAGTAATCCACAAAACGTAGATTATCATTATATCCCATTAATCTTTTTAGAATCATTTAGTAGTCCTGCACTTGTATTAAAGATCGGGAATCAAACAGTTAAGATGCCAGTAGATTGGCAAATATTGATTGGTGAACAAGAACACGGTGACTTAGAGACATTGCCTTTAACTAGTATAAATGATAGAGGTTTTAATGCGTTTGAGTTTAATCCACTAACTAGCTTTAGTCCAAGTTTTGTTCCAATTGAGATTATAGACATTTACCATGATGTAACCTGGTATGCCCCTAGATTGAAGAACGGGCAATTCTTATGTGTGCCGTTAGATGATGGTCCTAAGCCAAGATGTGTATATTTTGTAAAAGAGATTAGTAGAAATTGTGAAATTGTAGATTATAGTCAGGCATTCTAATGGCAACTAAAAAGAATACTCCCGTTGATGAAAAATTTGAAGCACAAGACTTTAACTTGTTTGATGCATTATTGGCTATGGACAATAAAGACTATGGGTATTATGATAGGTTAACAGAAGAACAGCAAAAGAAGTTTGTTCCTTATATGATGACACATTGGATGAGTGCCATCAAAGGTTCAGGAGATGTTCAAGGCTATTACTTGCGTAGTGTTGACTATCACGCAAATAAATATTTATTCAATGAATATGTACAGAAGCATCCTAAACTACAATGGTATATGTTGTGTGCTAGTAGTCCCGGATTAGGCAAACAGTTTCATCAATGGATCCCTCACTTAGGTAGTAAAGTAACATCATTAAAAGAGCCTGCTAAAACTAAAGATATTAAAGAATATTACACTAAGATTTATCCTAAGGTAGATAGTGATGATATTGATGAAATTGCTAAAGCGTTTGTACAAGAACATAAACGTAAATGCTATTTGGCAGAAACATAC